ATATCGGCATCAATGCACTGGGTCTGTGCCCGACGAACCAGCTGTATTCGGGGCTGCTGTCGAACGCCGGTGAGGCAATCGGTTACGGCACGGGGTCTGGTGGTACGGTGACTCAGGCAACGAGCAAGGCCACGAACGTCAACCTCAACGCCCATACCGGACAAATCACCACGTTCAACGACTCATTGGCCGCGGCCACGACGGTGGTTTTTGCAGTCAACAACAACAAGGTCGCGGTGGGCGATACGGTGGCGGTGGTGATCAGCAGCGGGCCGGCATCCCCGCAGGCCTACATCGTGCGCCCCGCGCGGGTGTTGGCGGGGGCATTCGTCGTCGCCATCAAGAACGACACCGCCGGTGCCTTGGCCGAGAGCCTGGTGCTCAACTTCACGGTGACGAAGGGAGCGATCGCATGAGTGAGATTCAGGCGAGCGCCCTGCACACCCTCACCCTCGTCGACGGCCTGCCCGTGCAGTCCGAAGGCAAGCTCATCAAGTACCGCACCGTGCACCTGCGCGAAACCACGGTGGCCGACGAGCGCTGGGCGCAGCGCCAGGCCGAGCGGGTGGTGGTGGTGGGCGGGGCGCACAAGCTGCTGGTGAGCGACGCCGACTTCCGCTTCGCCATGACGGCGCGGCACATCGACGCCTTCGAGTGCGACGGCCAGCGCATCGGCCAGGCGGTGATCGACCTCGAGCTGCTGGGCAAGCTGAGCGCACACGACCTGGGGCTGATCGAGCAGCGCATCTTTCTGCTCACGCTGGCGGCCGAGGTGCGCTATGGCCACATCACCCAGGCGCAGTTCGACGCGCTGGCCGGTGGGGCACCAGACGACCAGGCCGCCGCACCCCCACAGTCCCTGGGCCAGGTTGCAGAGCTGGGAGCGGCTGCTCATCAGCCTGAGCCTGGCCCTGCACTGCTCGCCGACTACGCTGGAAGCGATGCCCACGGCGCGCCTGCGCGCCCTGGCCGCTGAGCTGCAGCGCCGCTTCGCCGCTGCCAAGACCTGACCGACTTCCTGGAACCCCATGGACCAGCTCAAGCTGAAATACATCATCGAGCTGGTGAGCAACGTGGGCCCGGCCGCGCAACGCGACGGGAAGGCGCTGATCGACGCCCAGAAGAAGGTGCAGGAAGCGCTGGCCGACAGCAACAAGCAGATCGGCTGGATGGAGAAGGCCCTGCTCAACATGGGCCGCGTGGGCAGCGAGAGCGCCAACCGCCAGGCCGATTACCTGACCAAGCTGGCCCTGAAGTACCACGACGTGCGCCGCTCGGCCGAAGGCGCCGTGACGGCCATGACCAAGGCCGCCAGGATTGGCGCCCAGGTGGCCGCTGGTGCAGCAGCCGGCGCCTACGCGGCCGACCGGGTGACCAAGGCGCCGATGGAGTACTCGCTGCGCCTGGCGCACATGGCCAACACGGCGTTTGCCGACAAGGGCGTGGCGGGGCGCATCAGCGGCAAGCAGATGCTGGATGCAGCCATCACCGCCGCCGTGCGCACCGGTGGCGGCAAGCGTGACGATGCTGCCGGCGCGCTCGACTCGCTGATCGCCTCGGGCGCTGTGTCGATCCAGGACGCCGTGCAGCTGCTGCCCACGCTGATGCGCGCCAGCAGCGCCAGCGGGGCGACGGCCGAGCAGCTGGGCGCCATCGGGCTGCGCGGCATGCAGTCCTTCGGCCTGACGCGCGACCAGATCCCAGAGGTGCTGAACATGGCGATGGCGGCCGGCCAGGCTGGCGGCTTCGAGCTGCGCGACATGGCCAAGTGGCTGCCGCAGCTCATGGCGGCCGGGCGGCAGAGCGGCCTGAGCGGTATGGAGGGCATGCGCCGCATCCTGGCCAGCGCGCAAGCCAGCGTGATCACGGCCGGCACCAAGGACGAGGCCGGCAACAACTTGGTCAACCTGCTCGCCAAGATCAACAGCCACGACACGGCGCAGGACTTCAAGAAGCTGGGCTACGACCTGCCGTCCGAGCTGGCAAGGTTTCGGGGCAAGGGCGTGAACTCGCTGGATGCGTTTGTGGGCTTCGTCGACGAGATCGCCAGCAAGGATGCCCAGTACGTGGCCCTGAAGGCCAAGCTGGCCAAGGGCGGAACGGCGGGCGAGAAGGCGGCGACCATGCAGTCCATGGCCGACATCCTGCAAGGCAAGGCCGTCGGCACCGTGATTCAGGACCGCCAGGCGCTGATGGCCCTGGTGGCCGAGATGAACAACCGGGGCTACATCAAGAGCGTGATCGACCAGACGCGCACCAACACCGGCGCGATCGGCACGAGCTTCGACGTGATCGCGCAGGAGGCTGCGTTCAAGCAAGAGCAGGCCGTCAACAGCGTGGCGATCGCAGCCCAACAGGCTTTCGACAAGGTTGCGCCGGCTTTGGGCAAGGTCTTCGACACGGCGTCAGGCGTAGCGACACAGTTCCCGCTGCTCACCGCTGGCGTAGTGGGGGCAACGGCCGCCCTAGGCGTGTTTGCCGCAGCCCTGGGCGCTGCTGGCCTCGCTGGTCTGTTGACCGGGGGAGGCAAGGGAGCCGTAGGCGGTGCCGTGGCTGGCACGGTTGGTCGCGTTGCGGGTGTCGCAGGGGTTGCCGGCGCAGCGATGTCGAGGGCTGCGCCAGGCTTGAGGGCTGCGGGTTCTGTCGGAGCCAAATTCGGATTCCTGGGGCTGTTGAGCGAGATGTTCTTCACCTCAGACGCCGACCTCGAGGTGCTGCGCCAGGCCGACCTGATCCGCGCCAACGGCAAGAACCACCGCGGCATGGGCTACCGCGACCCGCGCCTGCTCGGCATGACCGGGCCCGGCGCCGGCCTGGGCTCAGCCAGCGAGGCGATCGCCGCCGCGGGCAACAACGCGCTGGGCACCGGCTCGCTCGACGTCAATGTGCGGGTCACCGATGAGCGCACCACCGCCACCACCAGCGTGGCCCGGCCCATGAGCCTGGTGCGCATCAACCCGGGCAACACCAACCCGGCGGGGTACTGACATGGCCTGGCTCGACCAACTGCGCCCGGCCAGCTTTCGCGGCGTGCCCTTCCAGGTCGACACGGTCGACGTGTCGGCCGGCGACAACGTGGTGCTGCGCGAGTACCCGTTCCAGGATCTGCCCACGGTCTTCCGCATGGGCGAGGCGGCCGAGGAGATCAAGCTCAGCGCCTATGTGATCGGCGACGACTACGACGAGCAGCGCGACGCGCTGCGCCAGGTGCTGAGCGGCGAGGGCGTGCTGATCCACCCGACGGCGGGCTCGATCCGCTGCTTTGTGGCGGGCAAGTACCAGATCAAGGAAGCGCCCACCGCCGAAGGCGGCATGGCCCGCTTCGACCTGGTGTTTGTGCGCGCCCAGCCGCGGCGCTACCCGGTGGGGGCCACCAACAACCAGGCCGATGCCCGGGCGAAGGCATCAGCTGCGAAGAAGGCCGCCAGCGCCGCGTTTGCCGCGCAGTGGAGCCTGACCGGACAACCTGGCTGGGTGGCTGACCGGGCGGTGGCGCGCATCGGTGCCAGCCTGGACGAGACCTGGAAGAAGCTGGCCGACGCCAGCAAGACCCTGGGCGACTTCAACAGCGAGACGATCGGCAACTACCAGGCGCTGCGCACCGGCCTGGATGACCTGCTGAGCACGCCGCGCCAGCTGGGCGACAACATCGCCACGTTGTTCGAGCTTCCGGGCGAGCTGACAAACGCGTCTGCACGTGACCTTCAGGCGGCTTTTCAGTGGGTGTTCAACGTCAAGGACCGCATCGCCTCCACCGACTTCGAGGTGATCGTGATGCCGGCTGTGGGTGCCGGCCTGGTCATCTACGGCACCGGCAACGCGGCGGCCCTGGCGGTGGACAGCGCCACGCGCGCCCAGCTGGCCAGGCTGACCGCCGCCAGCGATCAGCTCATCGAAGGCCTGGCCACGGCCGCCTGGGTGGAGGCTGCCACCTGGGCCGAGCTGAGCAACTACGACGACGTGATGGCCATGCGCAACGCGGTGAGCGCCCAGCTCACCCGCCTGCTGACCGATGCCAGCGCCGCGCCGGCCACCGACGCGCTGCCCGATTCGAGCTGGCACGACGCCATGCTGGCCCTGTACACGAGCGCGCTGGCCGACCTGCAGGCCCGCAGCCGCGACCTGGTGCGCCTGACCAGCTACACGCCCCAGGGCTGGGAGCCGGTGTGGCTGATCAGCTACCGCCTGTTCGGCACGGCCGACTACGCGGACGAGATCCTGGCTATGAACCCGCACATCGAGCACCCGCTGCTGGTGCCGCCGGGCAAGGCGCTGCGCATCGTGCGGCACGACTGAGGCGGGCGACATGGCTGTGCCAGAGAGCTTTACGCGCGACCAGGCCAAGATCAGCCTCACTGTCAACGGCGAGTCGTTCGAGGGCTGGCTGCAGAGCGAGGTGGACCGCAGCCTCGAGGCGATCTCTGGCACGTTCTCGGTGCCGGTGTCGCTGGTGCCTGGTGACCCGCCGAAGATCGGCCGCCAGGACGCCGTGGAGGTACGCATCGGCAGCCAGGTGGTGATGACCGGCTACGTGCTGGCCGCCGAACCCTTCTACAACCGCACCGACTGCGGGCTGCGCGTGATGGGCCGCGACCGGACCGGCGACCTGGTGCGCTGCAGCGCCATCCACAAGGGAGGCCAGTGGATCAAGTCGACGCTGGACCGCATTTGCAAGGATCTGGTGGCGCCTTTCGGCCTGGAGGTGCGCAGCGACACCGACCTGGGCGGCCCGATTGCCGACTTCAAGCTGAGCCAGGGCGAGACGGTGCTGGACGCCCTGAGCCGCGCCGCCCGCCTGCAGGGCGTGATGGTGACCCGAGATGACACCGGGCACCTGCTGCTGACCCGGGCTGGGCTGAAAACCTTTGACGGTGCGATCGTGCGCGGCCAGAACGTGATCGCCATGGAGAGCATCGGCAGCGACGAGCAGCGCCACAGCGACTACATCGCCTATGCCCAGGCGGCGGTGGCCTTGAAGCAGTTCCACGGTCCGGGCGACGCCGCGGCGCTGGCGACGTTTGACCAGGTCAGGCAGATCAAGTCGCACATCCGGGACGGCCAGATCGGCCGCTACCTGCCCCTGATCATCAATGCCGACGGCAACAAGACCCAGGCTGAGCTGGACCGCCTCATGGAGCACACGCTGCGGGTGCGCCGGGGCCACAGCATGGGCTGGAAGTACCTGGTTGAGGGCTGGACCTACAAGGGCAAGCCCTGGCCCGTGAACCAGCGCGTGACGATCCGCGACGACATCGCCGGCCTCGAAGGCGACAAGTGGCTGATCTGCAGCGTGCGCCAGCACTGCGACCTGAAGGAAGGCGACGTTACCGAACTGGTGGTGCGCCCGATCGAGGCCTACTCGACCGAGAAGCTGCAGACCAGCGTCAAGCGCCGGAACTACGGCAACAAGGGCAACACCGACACGCACATGCGTGGCCCGACCGACGGGGCACCGCTGCGATGAACATGAACTGGCTGGCCAACCTGCTACGCCGCGCCCGCCTGCGCGGCCTGAAAGACGGCGCCGTGCAGAGCGCCCGCACCGAGGCGATGGAAGGCGACGCCAAGGACGAGGCCGAGCGCTGGCAGGACTACGGCTTTGCCGCCAACCCGGTCGACGGCCAGGGCCTGGTGATCAACTGGGCCGGCCACACCGTGGTGCTGCGCATGGACCGCATCGCCGAACGCCCCGCCATGGCGCCCTACGACGTCGCCATCTGGCACAAGGAAGGCCACCAGGTGCGCCTGAAGGCCGGCAAGGTGGTGGAAGTGACCTGCGACCACCTGGTGGTCAACGCGGCCCAGGACGTGACCATCACGAGCCCGGTGGTCACCATCACCGCCAGCACCAGCACCACGGTCACCAGCCCCACGGTAGCAGTGGATGCCAGCACCAGCGTCACCCTGACCACCCCGGCGACCCATGCCACCGGGGCAGCAACGGTCGACGGCGACCTGGTGGTGGTCGGCAGCGCAGCGGTGGCTGGCGGTGTAGGCGCTGGCGGCTCGGCGCCTGTGGCCGGCAAGTCGGTAGCCCCGACGATGGAGGCCAGCACCAGCCTCAAGGTGGCCGGCAAGGAGATGAGCGGCCACACCCACACCAACGTGCAGCCAGGCGCCGGCACGAGCGGCCCGCCAGCCTAAGCCGAGCCCGGCGTAAATGCCGGATCAAAATAGCGTTTGAACGGCCCGTAAATGCCGGATCAAACTAAACGTCTCCCCGGATCAAAATAAACGGCGCGCTACTGGACCATGGCCTTCACACCAAGGAGGGTTGGCTGGTGGCGACGATCGGAGTCTCGACTTGGCGCGCGCTTGCGGTTTGGCAACGGTGCTCGGCCGACGTCAGCCGCCGACGTTGGCCGTTGCATCGACCGCAGTCACCGGCACGTCGACCTGCAAGTCCATCGGCGCCGGCCGCACGCCAGGGTCGATCTCGTCGACCGGTAGCGCAGCAAAGCCGAACCTGGTGGCCGTGAGGCGGGCCGAGAAATCCGCCAGCAGCGACAAGGTGGCTTCGATGCGCCCGGTGATGCGCTGGCGCGTGGCCAGCGGCATCCACACCCGCGGCGCCAACGTCTGCAGCAGCGCCTGGTGGCGCGCCAGCACTTCGGCCAGGGCAGCGTTGACCTCGTCCTCGATCTGCGCGACCTGGGCCACACGTGCCTCGATGTGGCAGGCGCCCCAGCGCCGGCGCAGGCTAGCTTCGAGGCGCTCGGACACCATACGTTGCGCGCCGTGGCTGGC